CGTGTCATGTTTTGCTCATGCATACGTTTCATGAAGTCGAACATGTTTGATAGTTGGTCGTTCGATTGTGTACCCTGTGTAGATGGTAAAGCAGTCAGTGAAGAATAAACCTTAGGTCTTATTTGCGTTACCTTAGATTTACTTCTCATCTTTGATTTCATCGGGAAAAATTCAGAAGTGTATCCGTAAGTTTGTTCCCTTCTACCACCAGTGATAAAGTTTGCAACTTTACCTGTGGTGTTAGCAATACCTTTAGCGACATTCATCATTCCTGATGAAACCGCAGCTACGCCTTGTCCTGTTGCTTTTATTGATTTTATTATATTTTTTAGGACTGCCATTTTTTTACCTTAAAACTGGGTTAGTGTTGTCCGGCCTTTTTGGAGAAATCACCGTTGTTGGTTGTGAAACAACATTATTGTTCTGTTGCAACAAAACGGTTGCAGGTGTTTGTGTCATGTCTTTTCTAATGTCTTTGTTTTCGGTAGACATATCATTAATCAATTTACCTGAAACATTCAAGGACATTTCTTTTCTCAATTCAACACGCCTTTGTAAACCTTTTATGTTTTTCTCACCGTGAGTTTTTATATAAGTTGGAAAAGCCCTTCGTATATACTCATCATTGAAATCATGTTCAGCAATTTTCACTATAAAATCAGAGGGACTTTTTGCTGGTGTTGCATATTTTATTGCTGTATCCTCATGCAATTTACCCATTTGATTTCGTCTGTCTGCCATATATGTTATAACACCGTCATCTGAACTCAGTTCAACAGGCAACTTTTTCTGCATGTCACGTTTAACCGGTTGATAGACATATTTGTCATACCACGCTATTTGTGCATCATAAAACTCTTGTGTTCTTTCTTTAGAATTTTTTTTCCAAGCATCATCAAATTCTTTTGTTACAGGTTTGTATTGTGACAAATTAAATTGAGGATTATCTTTCACAAAATTTTGTACAGAACCACCAGAATTCAAACCAAAAATACCATAAGAACTAACACCAGGTTTCGGATCATTTGGTACAATTTGACCAACTTTTTTTATATCTGTGCTGGCATTTTTTAGTGAAGTGGCACCAGTTTCACCCTTAACGGACAATGCAGCCGCAGCCAATAACCCCGAAGAACCAACCTTAACTGCACTTTTGGCTGCACCACTCATTGCAGGTGAAACGGGAGTTGCCGATGGTGTTGCAGGAGATACTGTCTCGACTTTTTTTGCTGTCTCAGCCTTAGGCGCAGGCGCTTCTGCCTTTGGTTTTGGTGCCTCTGCTTTTGGTGCAGGCGCTTCTGCCTTTGGCTTTGGTACCTCTGCTGGTTTCGGTGCTGGCGCTTCAGCCTTCTTTTCTTCTTTCTTAACCTCACGCATTATCTTCTTGCGTGTGTTATCTTTCATCTTCTGTTCACCAAATTTTTTCTTTGTTGTAGCCTCTATCAAGACTAACAATATTTCTTTGTGATAAATGTCCTTTTTTATTTCACTCTTTCTCACATTGTCGAAATAAAGTTCCTGTTCTCTCCTTAATTCTTCATCAGCCACAGTGAAGAATTTTTTCATGTCGGAAGCCATATTAGAAACATTTTGAAAAGAAAAAGAGCCGGGTTGACCGGCATCGTTGCCCTTCAACTCGGCTATAGGACGGCTAAGCGTATTCTTAATCATCTATTCTTTCTTTCGTTCTGTCTCTGTTTTAGTTTTTGATTCTCTTCCTCAATATACTGTATCAACATAGCAACATAAATGTCACGTTCCCACGGTATCATATTCTCAAGTTCCGTTAGGGAATACTTATGATGCTGCATCAAAGAGAAATTAGTTTTATAATAATTTCTCAGGTTATCATGACCAAAAATTAACCGAAAAAACTTTCCAGTCCTTCAACATCCAGTTTATGTTCAAAGCCGCAGCGTGAACACTTCATTTCAATTTTCTTTTCCAATTTTGGAAGATTTGCGAAAAATTCTTCAATCTTTTCGTACTGTTGTTGGCTCAAAGATTCAATGAATTCAATAATTTCTTCCTGTTTGACCTCTTTAGCATAGTAAAATTGTTGCTGTTCATCATCGTAGATATATTCTACGGAATCAGCAATCAATTTAAATGCAATTTCTGTTCCAGATTGTAGTGAAGAAATTCTATTTAGAACTGAAAACTTTGGGTATCCCATTTTAATAGAAATCTTAGGTGTCAACTGAATCACACCATCGTTTTTCGGAATATCAGTCACTTCCAATTCAAGAAGGTTTACAGATGTTTCCATGATGTTACCACAGACCTTATCTTCGACCACATTCTCACACTTGTATTTGTTTTCTACAACTTCACCAACCGACCTTGCACGTAAGTGTATGAAGTAATATTCGATATCGAGAACAGGCATCTTTTCAATGTCAACACCTTTTGTGATAGTGCAGTTATTCAAAACTTGTTGAACATTTTTTTCAATGGATTCTTTATCACCAGATTCCATTGCCATGAGCAGATTCTTCTGTTCTTTGACCAAGAAAGGTCTATATTTAATTTTCTTTTTTGATAGCGGCAATGTCAATTCATACACAGGCGTATCAATTTTTGGTAATGGCATAATTTAGCTCCATAATTTATCTATTATTTGTTTTAAAGTATTTCAAAAGAGTCCGTTTATAGCGTCAGGATTAAATCCTCCCTGTTGTGCCGGGCTTCTGCGTGATAGTTCATCATTAAATCTTGCGGCATCTATAAAGTCTGTTGCTAGAGAATCAACACTGTTGTTTCTCCAACTTGTATATGCAAACGTCACAGTTACTTTGTGCATATTATCAGAAGCCCAATCTAAGTCCATTTGATTCACTGCTTTTGGATATGCATCAAGTAGAGATACGGACAGAGATAATTTGTTCTGTAGATCATACTGGTTAATTAGAATCGGCACTGCATATTGTTTCTTATATTTGACGTTGTATGTCGATGTTGGGTTGATGTAATTCAACCAAGAGTCAAATAGATTCTTTTGACGCATATCTTCCGTGACTATGAAAGTCAAAGAAACATCATCGAAAGTGGATGCGTATGGATATTCTTCCGTGACACCATATATTTTTGCAGATGCTGTACTCAGGTTTCTTCCAGGTAGTTGTGCATTCTCACAGCGTAATGCGAGTGATCGTGTTTCGCCTATAAAAGGAAATAGACCAAAAGGAATTGGTATGAAAACGTCAAAACGATTTACTCTTGCTAAATCTTTTCTGAAACTTGACTTGAAATCTGCTATTGAACCGGCCATTATTATGTCCTAGTGTTTATTTGTTTAATTGAATCTCGGTGCACCTTGTTGACTGGTGCGCCTTTGAAAATAGCAGTAGGTAAAAATAAAGCAGTTTCCCACTCATTAGGTCTGATAGTGAGTATTTTTGTTTTAATTTGTGAATTCAAATATCTTTTGATACACGGTTTAAACTCTTTGAAATTGCTGGATGCAGCCAGTATTTCATAAGTAACTCTCAGCCTTTTAATTTCATCATTGTCGTTTGTTATGGCAAACTGCAAAAGTTTATCCATAAAAACTGCACGATACTTTGGTGGTAAATAATGAAGATTCAAGCCCAAGAAACCATCAGGATAACGCTGAAGTGGTATCACCAAAGGAAAAATATCATAATATGGTAAATCCATTTTTGTGAGTGGATCATAGAAAAAATGATATAACCCACCCATCAAAAATTTACCTCTTGCTCTGTCCTTTTCGGCAACAATTTCTCTTGCCAACGTTACCGGAGACTTAAGTTCTTTGATATTATTTTGAAACCAAGTCATAGACTGCCTCGAAAGGAAATCCATTTCGAGTGCAGTTCTTGAGTTAGCCAGTTGTGTTAGTGTAGATGTTGCCATCTTGTATTTATGTTAGAACCGGTAGGCTACCAGATCGTACCCATCGATCAGTGTTTTGTAACCTCTTTCTTCCAACAGGTGTCTCATGTACACTGCGGTATTGTAAGTAATGTGAGCAATTTCAATCTTGTAAACATCTGGGTCAAGATTCAAATTGTGGCACTGCATGAAAACCTCAAAATCATAGCCCTCGGTGTCAATTTGAATCAAATCTGGGCGCTTGTTCCATTGTTCGATCAGCGTTTTCATCGTTTTCGTCTTGATACGAACAGGAATTCTATACTGCTTTAATTGTGGTAAGTGCTTATCTGGTAACATCGTTGTGCAACCATCAGCCCAATCTTCCACGAGTCCGTTTTTGATTGCTTCTGGATCAACTCTCCAGATATCGGTTTCACCATCCGTTTCACCGATGGCACAACACTCAAATCTCAATAATCCCTGTGTGTTTTCATAGTTTCCGACAAGTCTTTCGAACATGTCCGGTAAAGGCTCAACAAGCACACCACTCCAATTATTTGAATTAACATAAAAATATAAATCATCGTGCTTTACTCCGTCCATGGCTCCAACCTGAACGAAATTCAGTTTTCCGTTCTTTATAGAGTTGTATTGATTAATGACCTCTTTGAACGTTTTCGGTGTTCTTGGATGTTCTTTTTTGAGCCAATCCAATTCTCTACGCTCATCGTTTTCTGCGTACCAAGCTCCAGGTTTATTTAGATTGGTGATGGATGTAAAATATTCTTTGTACATCTTACCAACCTTCTCAAAACTATAGTTTTTCTCAGCCCATTCACGACAAGCACGTGGAGAAATGGTGTCAATGTTCTTAGCAGCCCAAACAAATTGTTCAAAAGTTCGGCAACGGTAACCGGTGACGCCATGCTGTACAGTTTCAGTGAATGCACCGTGGTCGACCGTGATAACAGGTGTACCAGAAAGCATCGCTTCAATCGCAACATAACCAAAAGGTTCATTGTAGATTGTTGGGCAGAATAGACCCTTTGCACCAGCCATCAGTTTCTTGCGTTTCTCAACGTCAGCATAACCAACATATTCAACGTGCTTTGGCCACTGTGAGCCAACCCTACAATCTTCTGGTCCAAAGGTTGTGCCTGCGAAAATCAACTTGACACCCAACTTCTCACAAACTTGAGCAGCAATGTCGGTACCTTTGCACCACATCAAGCGACCCATCATCAAGAAATAATCATCTTTCTTTTCTCTGAACTCAAACTCAGAAAGATCAAAGCCTGAAGGAATAGCCGCATCGTAAAAACGATACTCTGCACTTGAAATGTGGTGTGGTCCTTGCAATCCGTGCATTACAGCATAAGATTCATATACCTTGTATGGTGCATAAGAAGAAGCATAACCAATAGACGGTTCAACACAGAACAAATCTGGGTGTGCATCTGATACGGGTTTGTGTGCAAGCCCAAAGAAGGGAAGAATAATGTCACCTGGTTGTTTGCGCTTGGCAATTTCTCTGATGCAGTTATCATTAAATGTCTGATAAGCAGAATCTGTCGTGTTGTATTTCAATCCCGTGGCTTTCCAGTCATAGTCACCGTATGCTTTACGCAACACTTCATCATTTGTGACTGTAACATGTTCGTCACAGATAACCTCTGAACGTTCATGACCATAGTGAATCACGTACATTCCTTGTTCTTTGAACATTTTACAAAAGTTAATCACCTTTTGTGTAAATGCACATACCGTGTATTCTTTTGTCGATGCGGTATGTGCCACCGATATCACATGTAATCTAATCATTTCAGTCCTAACAAAAAAAACATAAATAAGTGTGTATCGCCGGTGTGGAAGCCCGCATACACTCTAACTGAAGGAGCAGTCAGCATGAAACTATTTAGAAACCAATTGGATTATGACACATTCAACGAAAGAATGTCAAGTGCTTTAGGTGTGAAATATATTCAAAAGTATATTTGCAACGAAACGAATAATTTTATACTTGAAAATAAAATCGAACCTTGGAACAAAGGCTTAAAAGGGCAACAAATTCCTTGGAACAAAGGTTTAACTAAGTATACCGATACCAGAATAACAACAAAAACAGTAACAGAAGAAATGAAAAAACAAATTTCTTCGAAATTACTCGGTCACAGTGTTTCCGAAAAAACCCGTGAAAAGATGAGTTTATCGAAAAAAGGTAAAATCCCTTGGAACAAAGGTAAAAAAATAAACTCAGAAAACATGCGAAAAGTTAAGGTATCAAATGGAACAAAAATTTTTAATTCTGTAAAAGAAGCCGCAGAACATGAAAATGTTTCTTCCGGTGCAATTATAGGAAGAATAAAAAGAAAGAAAAATTGGTATTATGTTAATATTAATTGAGATTCAGTTAATATTTTAAATTCGCTTCCATCATTTGAAGTCATAACACAAAATTGCCAGCCTCGGTCTTTGCAAAAATCAACAGCATATTTCCACTTCGATTGATTTATTGCCCAAGTAGTTACTTCTTGAATATATTGCTTTGTTATTCGTTTTTTTCTAACAGGTGGCATGGATTGTTTGTATGGTTTTACCTCCAAGATCATCACTCGGATTGTATCATCTTTTTGCTTCACTTTCACGTAAAAATCAGGAAAATAACGGTGCATTTTACCATCTACGGGTGAGCGGTATGGTATTATAAGTTCTTCCGAACCCCATTCCAGTATATTTACGTTCGTGTCAAGCCAATTCATCACTCTACATTCCCATGTTGAGCGATAAATGATGTTTCCAGGGTTACCACGGTATTTTTGTGGGTTTTTTGGTAAGAATCTGCCAGAGTATGCCATATAAATATGTATATCTCCCCTCTAAAAAAATAAGAAAATGCTATCCATCGAAAGTATTAGAACTGTGGTCAATGGTGCCATAGGACCTCTAGCTCCACTCTACGATAACAAATATCAAAGTACAACACTTAGGTATCCAAGAGATTTGGGCTCAAATCCAAGCAGGAAACATTCGATTGTATTTACCGTCAGAGAAGCTAACCCCGAGGCTTTGGGTGAAGTTTTTACTAGCGGTGTAGAAAACCTTCGTGGCGCTTTAACTAGCTTAGGTCCTGCGGCTAGCTCTGCCTTAGAAACCGCATTAGGTCAAGTACGTTCAGGCAACTTTTCTGGTGTAATAGGTACTTTGAATGAAGTTGCACTTAAAGAAGGCTTGGAGGCTGGTAACAAAATACAAGAAACGGTCAACAATTTGACCAAATCACTGTCATCATTAAAGAGAAAAAACGGAGCAACAATTGGGCTTTATATTCCTGACACAGTGAATGTTGCATATGATGTTTCTTATGATTCAGATTTTTCTCTTTCCAATGCTTTAGGTAAACCATATTTCTTGGCACAAGGTGCAGCTTCTTTGTATAACACATTCAAAGATCAGGGCGACCTAAAAATGTCCAATCTTATAAATGCAGCAGGTAGTGACCCGTTTGTTCGTGATTTTGTTGCATCACAGGTCGGAAGATTGACTGGTACAGATTTGTCTAGATTAGGTTTGGCTGCCGGTGGATTCGCAACGAACCCACAATTACAGGTATTATTTTCTGGTGTAGGTTTCAGACAATTCCAGTTTGATTTCCTTTTCTCACCATACAGCCAAGAAGAATCACTTGTTGTTGAACAGATCATTAAAACATTCAAATATGCAGCAGCGCCAGAAATTGTACCGAATGGTATATTCACGCAAAGTTTGTATATGAAAATACCTGATACTTTCAATATCAATTTTTTCTATGGAAACCAAGAAAATAAGAAAGTTCATAAAATCGGTGAATCTGTTTTAACTAACGTAAACGTAGATTATTCAGGAACAGGCCAATGGGCAACATTTGACGATGGTGCACCTTTGCAAATTAGAATGACGTTACAATTCTTGGAGACGGTAATTATTGATAAGAGAAGAATCAACGAAGGATACTAATGCTTTATTTCGATACACTACCAAAAGTAATTACACCAGATCAAAACGGCAATTATATTTTAATGACAAACTTGCTCACGAGAGCAAAGTTGCAAGAAGATTTGGTCAACAATCCTATGTTATTTTACACATATGCTATTCAAGATGGTGACACTCCAGAAATAGTTGCAGACAAGTATTATGATGATCCTTTCTCATATTGGATTATAATGTACTCGAACCAGCTTCTTGATCCAATTTGGTCATGGCCATTGCCCTATCAACAATTTTTGAATTTTATTGATTCAAAATATGCAGCCGCTGCTGCCGCAGAGGGTAAAACTCCTTTTGAGTATACAAACACAACAGTTTATTCATATCAAAAAGTGACACAAACAATTGATTCAGTTACTGAAAAAATAAATGTTCAAAACACATCAATCAGTGAATCTGAATATAATTCTTTAACACCTTCAACACAAACTGTTGTATTGCCAACCGGCACATCATGTACTATTTCCATAAATAAAACGATCACAACAATTTATGACTATGAATATGATTTAAATGAGAATAAAAGAATTATTAAGATATTGAATTCGGTATATTTAAATCAATTTGAGAAAACCTTCTCAGATGTTATGAGGGCTTAATATGGCGACTGATGCACCTTCTGCAAGAACAGGTTTAGTTACTGCCGATGATTATTATGTTGAGAATATTTTATTGGTAACACCTGTAAATAATATTGATATTAAGAGTTTGGTTGCCGAAATATCATATTATGAGGATATTTTTAGAGGTTCCGTGACTGGTCATTTATTGATTGCAGATTCTATTTCCTTAATAGAACGTCTTAAAATGAGTGGTTCCGATTTTCTATATTTGAGTTTTAGAAAATCTCGTGGTGAAACATCAAAAGATGCTAGAGTTGAAAAATTCTTTAGAGTATATAGAGTCAGTGAAAGACAATTAACAAATCAAGAAACTGAAAATTATGCATTACATTTCTGTTCAGAAGAATTGTTACTATCTGAACAAATGAAAATCAGTAAAGCATATAAAGATAAACAAATCAGTGATATCGTTAACGATATACTCGTTAATCAAATGAAAATACCTAAGAATATGGTAAATGTACAAGATACCAAAGGTAATTATGATTTTGTTATTCCATATAAAAAACCAATAGAAGCTATAAATTGGCTTGCAAGTTATGCGCTTTCAGATAATATCGGCGCAGATTTTCTTTTCTACGAGAATATTCAAGGTTATAATTTTAGGTCACTGCAATCATTATATTCACAAAATGCATATTCTAATTACATGTACACTTCCAGAAATAGAATTGCAAAAGATGTGGCATTGGACCTCAAGGCAATCAAATCATATACATTTTTAGACACGTTTGATTCTCTTTATGGAACAACACAAGGTGCTTTTGCAAATCGTTTGATAAGTGTTGATCCAATGACACAACGATATTATAAAACTGATTTTGATTATGTTAAAGATTATTATTCAAGAAACAAAAAGCTGAATAATTTTTCAATTTTACCAACCGTAAAAAATAGATTAGATAAAGATGCAAATCAGAATTATGAATCGGTTCTGAAAGTGATGATTTCAAATAAAGACCAGAAAAAAGCAAAAGGAATTTCTGAAACTCCTTGGGCGGTTGCAAATGACATAAATGCAGAAAAATATGTACCACAAAGAACAGCACAATTAGCATTGTCACACTATTCACGAATAAAAATCGTGGTTTCAGGTGATCCAAACTTAACAGTTGGAAGAACTATTAATGTTGAATTACCATCAAGCATAAGTACAAAAGACGGTTCAGGTGTGAATGAAGGTAATCCAGACGTATTTAATACAGGTAAATATTTAATATCAGCAGTTAGACACAAAATTAACACAGAAATGAAATATGAAACCATTTTAGAAATTGTGAAAGATAGCTTTGCATCACCATTATCACAATTTGAGGAAAATAGTGCGGCGTATAAAGCAATTAGGGGTGAAAAATAATGAGTGATTTTGAAAATAGAATTGGTCACGATAACTTTGTTTGGTGGGTTGGTGTTGTAGAAGACCGCCTCGACCCACTGAAACTTGGTCGTTGTCGTGTTCGTATTTTTGGTTCACATACCGAAGATTTGAATTTAATACCTACATCATCTTTGCCGTGGGCTGCACCTTTGTATCCAGTTAACGATTCGAAATCATTTTCAACACCAATGGAAGGTGATTATGTTTTCGGTTTCTTCATGGATGGTTTGAGTTCGCAAGCACCCACAATGTTAGGCGTTTTCTCTGCAATGCCACAGGCTGAACCTGCACCAGGAACAGGCTTTTCTGCTATAGCAAAAGCATATTCACCTGGTGTCACAGCAGAAGAAATTAAAAAAGATGAAGAAACTAAAGCAGCGATTCCTGCCGTTGCACCTGCAATGAAATTAAACAGAGTTGGTCAACCAACAACACCGGCTAACGCTTTTACTGTTGCAAATACTGTTACAGGTTTCACAAATTCAAACTTAGCACATTCATGTGATTTCCGTTTCTTGATAAACATTGGTGATCTAAACGTTGGACTTGTTGAAAATCCAATCACATTAATTGAACGAGCAATACAAAATTCTAAAAATAAAGCGGCAGCAATGATACGTGCATTGCTTTCACAATTATTGAGTAATTTCAGAATTGCTCTAAAAACTATCACGGTTTCATTGAATCTTGATCCAACAGGACAACTAGCTTCCGCATTTTCAAAAGTAAGAGAAGCCGTAAGGACTCTAAATTATTACTCCAGAAAATTGGCCGAAATGGTAGGAGAAGTTGCACTCGTTGTAGCATTCATTAGTGAATTGCGCCAAATTGTTGAATGGATTAGAAGTCTACCAGAAAAAGTTTTAGGTCTGCTAAGAGACTGTCTAGCCGTTTTCAATCGAGCTATTACAGCAGCAACAGGTCAGATTCAAGCAATACCTGGCCAAGTAAGTACAGGTTTGGTTGCAGCATTTCAAAACTTGGAATCGGAAGTAAAAGTTACTGTTCAACAAGCCGAACAGGCAGCATCGTCTGCTAACATCCCTAATACGATGATTGTTCTGATTACATCACCAGAAACTGCAAATGCAAATATTATTCCACAATATATAACAAGCGCATATCCAAACTCAAACGTGATTGTTGTATCTACAGATTCTGCAACATATAACGTTGCGAATTCTTCTACACCTTAAGGACATATAATGAGTTCACAACCTAGTTTTTTCAAAGGATGGACAGAACCTGAATCGGCAGCCAATACTGCATACCCTCCAGATTATGGGCACAATAACGTGACAGCATCAGAATCTGGTCACACCTTTGAGATGGATGACAGCCGAAACAGAGAAAGAGTTCGTCTTGCACACAGAACCGGTACATTTATCGAAATGCACCCCAATGGTGATGAAGTACACAAAGTTTACGGTAACAATTTTACCATCACCGTAAAAGATAACAACGTATTGATACAGGGTAACTGTTTCGTCACGATTGAAGGTGATTCATACATGTATGTTAAAGGTGACAAAATTGAACAGGTCGATGGTAACTATGAATTATATGTAAAAGGTAATTACACACAAGTCGTGGAACAAACGTCAAATATCACAACAAAAAATGATATGAAAATTCTTGCAGGAGCATCATTAGGTGGTGGTGCTTTGACTTTAGCAACATCTGATGCAGTCTATGTTGAATCTGATTTGGTTGTTGATGGAGAGGTTACTGCATTGAAGGTATTTTCGAACGGTCGTGTGGACGCAACAACAGGAATGTCAGCAGGTCCTTTAGGTTTTGTTACGCAAACTGGCGGCATCTCTGTTGGTTTCCCATCTCCAGGTGTTGCTGTAGCCGTTCCTGGACAGATTATGTCGATAGGTAACATAATCAGTGGAATGAGCGTGAACGCACTTGTTGGTATGAATGCACCGATAGGTAATTTTGGTACCATGTCAGCCGTCCTAATGACTGACCTAATTAATACAGCGATTTATAACACACATATACATCCGGCACCAAGAGGTCCAACAGGATTACCTTCCGTGCCTATGGTTTAAGGAGATATTATGCCTAGTATAGGAATTTTTGATAGGTTGGGTTTTCCTGCTTCAATGGCAAATAACACCATTGTTTTTTCTGAAAACACACAAAAAAGTTTAGCAAATTTGCCACCAATCTTGACAACGTGGCAAATGGAAGATATTGCAAATAGCAATACGACTGGTTATTTTACGAATCCAGTTTCCAATTATGCAAACACCATATTTTCGACATTGGGTTCGATAGAAAATGCTGCAAATTCAGGAAATCTAACGACAATTTCTTCTGAAGCGAATACTGTATTATCTTCAAACACATATATTGATTTTATATCACACACAAATCGAATATCCGGTGTCGCACCAATAGATGCTAACAATGCACTTTTACCACAATACAATAATTGCATCGGTATAGGTAAAGCACTGTCATATATCATATATCAAAGTGACGGTATTTCAAATAATGCAGTTTTGATGGGTAATTTTGGTTCACTTTACACTGCAAATACGTTAATTCAATATTCATCGAATTTAGCAAATGATTTGGTTTTGATACAAAACAGTATTATGCTCGATGGAAATAGCAATTTGACAGTTGAACAAATAGATTCTATTATTTCGGAAATAGCTAACGCAAACAATTTTGTATATTCAACAGTTGTACAGGATGTGACATATTATAATAACTGTAGAGCAGTAATCAATGATTATAACAGCGTAAAAGGTTTTTCTCAAATGGGTGATACTGAAAAATACTTGGTGAATACACTTATTGGTACTGACAAGATTAAAGAGAGAATTTCCTAAAATTCGAAATTTTCGTTCCGGCCCCAGAAAAAAATAGCACTGTTCTCCAATTTCGAAAAAGTCAATTTACTCCTACACATTAGATAAATAATAAAATGGCACAGACACTATCAAGAAGATACTCAGATATAGACTTCACTTTTACTAGAACACCTGGTAGAAATGATATCGCACTAAGCTATGATGAAATGGCTGTGGTTAGGGCTGTGCGTAATTTATTATTGACAAAGAACTATG